GACTGGGAAGATAGTGGTGTGTATGTGGCTGTACAGTTCAGCGCGCTCACCCGAAGTAATCCGCCTGTAGAGGCGGAGGAAGACGAGGAGACAGAAATGTCCGAGACCGAGAAGGATCTCGTCGCCGGGGAGGTCGTTGAGACCGCCACTGCCGATGAGGTCATTGACGCGGAAAAGAAGACCCGCGTGACCGTAACTGTTAGCACGGAAGGCGATAAGCCAGCCGATGTTGCCGCTCCAGCCGCTGTCGCGGAAGAGACGGAAGAGGAAGCCGCCCCAGAGGCGATCAAGGCTTCCGCAGAGCCTTGCGACTGCCCAGAGGGTGGCTGCGAGTGCAATAACGAAGTTGCAGAGGAGATCGTGGAGAAGGCTGTTGAGCCAACCCCCGCCCCAGCACCTACACCAGCACCAGCGCCGGCTCCTGAGCCAGCGCCTGCACCGAAGCCTGATGATGCGCCCAAGGCGCCAGAGGCTGATTCGGACAAGAGCTCACGCTACAAGAGTGGCGTAAGTGATCAGGTCCTTGTCGGCATCAACGGGATTCTTGCCGACCTCACCGATGAGGACCGCGATGCGGTTCTTGCTGGTCTTGGCGTCCAGAAGGACGGCGAGCCAGTGGTGGAAGAGGCTCCAATTTCCGATACTGAAGTGACCCTTGAGGTCGTTCAGGAAGCCCCTGCCGAGGTCGCTGTTGAAGCCGCCCCGGATGTGGTTGCCGAAGATGCTGCCGCTACTTCTCTGGAGGAAGTCGCTGCCATCGCCAAGTCGGCGCTCGATGCAGCCATTGCTGCGCAGCAGGAGGTTGTTGCGGTTAAGTCCGTGATAACCGAACTGGCTGCGGACAAGGCCAAGGTCGAGGGAGAACTTGCCAAGGCTCTGGATCTCGTTGGTCGTTTGATCAATGTCCCAATGGGCCGAAAGCACGCAACTGTAGAAAATACGAAGTCCACGAATGGAGAGAAGGCCCCGTGGCTGGACCCATTCATCGCGCGTCTTCTTGACGCACAGGAGTAAAAAATTATGAGCGACACACTTCGCGAGAAGCTGCAGGACGTTCACAAGGGACTTGAATCCCTGAACGACACCGCAATTGTCTCACGCACCTCGGGTGCTGAGGACAATCTCGACGTCGCAGAGGCGTATGCCGTCCAGCGCGAACTTCGCAAGAAGTTCGGCAAGATGAGCACCGCTGAGCTCGGCGAGGCACTTGACATTCAGGCTGGTCGCGAGACGGGGAAGCAGGCTTCGGCTGATATCCTTAACCGACTTGCAACCGCGAACCCAAACATTTCTAAGCTTCTGGACAGCAGCGGCGGCGCGGCTCTTATCCGACAGGACCTTGAGCCAATCCTTTATTCGCTGTTTGTAAAGCGCTTCCCAATGTTTGACCGACTGCGCAAGGAGCCTGCAAACGGCCTTGTGCACGCGTTCAATCAGCAGACCGCCTACGGCGACGCAGTCTTCCAGACGGAGACTGGCACCGTGACGGACGACAACAACACCTACGCTCGCCAGACGACGAACGTTGCCGTGCTTGCTACCCGCCGTGGTATCACGCTTAAGCAGCAGTTCGCTCTCACTGGTGGCGGGTCGCCGTTCAACGGCCTCTCGGCTGAGCTTGCTGGTGGCGTAACCGCCATCGCACACAAGCTTCAGAAGCAGGTTTTCCAGGGCAACGCCACGGTCACCTCGGGTGCAGGCGCGACCACTGAGCTCGGCGCGTATGACGCGAACGGGTTTGACGGTCTCCGCAAGCTCTTGGGTTCGGCTGCTGGACAGGGCATTATCGCGACGAAGGGCACTGCTGCCTATCTCGCCACGATTAACAGCGCTGTTGCCTCAGTTCTCGACAATGGTGGTAACCCATCAGCAATCGTTTGCTCGCCAACGGACTACGCTGGCCTTGTAAACGAGCTGACGAGCCTTGTCCGATACAACGCACCAGCATCCGATGAGGTTGCGGGCGCGACGTTTGGTCAGGTTGTTACGGCTGCTGGCGCACTCCCGATCCTTGCGGTCGCGGGCGATGCTATCGGCTCGTACACGGTCACTTCGCCAACGACGGCGAACTATCGCGATATGTACATCATTGACGAGGACACCTGGTCAATGCCGTACCTCGGCGCGGACAGCATCACGACGCTGGAGATTCCAGTGGGCGTGAACGGTGCTCTTTCCAAGCTCTACATCATGTATGTGATGTTCGGTCTTGCGAACAAGGCTCCGCAGTTCAACGCAAAGGTTCGCGTAACCGTCTAATCGTCAACTGACGATTGGTCTGGAAGGGGATCGGGCGAAAGCCCGGTCCCCTTTCTGTTACCATAAGAAGATGAGTGATGACAACGGTTACGATCTGGCAAAAAAGATTGCCCAGAGAGCCACGGAGAATTACGACCCCTTTTACAGGGTGGAAGTCCGTGGTCCGCTTGAGGGGAACGTCGTATTCTCAGACGGCAGCATTTACAACTTCAAAGAGGGTATTGCAATGGTTCACAGAAGGAACCTTAGCGAAGCCTACAACCTGGGGTGTAAGAGGACTAGTCGCCGCCGTCGGGTATCGCCCTAGAAACTGGCTGCAAGGCCGCTGCGTCCCACGTGAAGTGGGTCGTACCGTAGTGGCGAGTAATGGCATCAACCTTGAGCCAGATCTCTCCCCCAGTGGATCTCCAGTCGTTGCAGAACATGAAGTCTTCCCCAATAAAGAACCCCTCATCGTCTAGGGCATATCTGAAGTATTCAAATGTCTGGATTGGCGCTTTCGCCTTAGCCTCTTCGCCGACCCCATCTGGCTCAAGATACACCCGACCCGGGAAGCTCTCTTGGAACTTCTCAAAAACAGAACGATGGATCACAACGCAGCCGGTGCCAATCTTTTCAGCCCGAACAAGATTGAGATCCTTGGCAATTTCGTCAAGATTCTCAGTTGAGTCCTCTCCAACAATAAAGTTTGGAGCACAGAAATAAGATGACAGGTACTCTGGCGGAACGTCCTTGCCTGCAGCAATAGTGAAGTCCCTTAGCCGACCGAAGTCCATTGCGCGCTTAGAGCATGGGATGCCGACAAACTGTTTGCCACTAAGCACGGCGCCAAGGATGTCCTTCGCGTCAACCTCAATATCACCGTCAATCATGACAAGGAAGTCGTATCCGCTAGACATAAACTGAGAGACAATCTTGTTTCTTGCTAGGGGGAGGATTGAGTTTCCCCAAACAACTCTCCAGGCAAACTTTAGACCAAACTTAGAGCATGCTCGCTGAATGTCAAGGACGCTCTTTGTATAGCCCCACGACATATTGCCGTCAAGGGATGGGGTTGACACGTAGACTTTAGGCAAGTCCTGCCCGCCCTCAGCCTTCTGCTCGGCGATTTGGCGCTCCCTGTTCTCTCGTGCTTTCTTTCCCATGGGTCCTCCTTGGGTGGGATTGTATCACAGCCGTAGATCAAATAGGGGTAGACTAAAAAGACCGTTAGGAGGACAATCAGCACATGATCCGAGTCACAATTCCAGTACCAGACATCGCCTAATCAATAGCAGCACGAGTGCCGCTGGGTCCTACTCCACTGTCAGGGGCAAGACGCTTGGGTACCTCACGGCGGAGGAGTTCCGCGACTACGAGCTCGGAGACCTCACGGACGGCGCTGGGACCGACCTATCTGATGCGGCGCTGGACTCATTCATCGGAACAGCCTCTCGGCTTGTTGACGCATACGTCGGCTATTCGTTCCAATACCGACAAACAACCGAGCGACACGTTTGGAACCAGAAAAGTCGCCGCGTATATCCGCGAGAAAAGCCGATTGTCTCCGTTGCCGCCTTTAGGGTCTATGTTAGCAACCAGCAGAACGCGGCATTTACCGTCAATGATATTTACATCAATCCAGACCGTGGCTATGTTGAGATTACAAGCCTGGCAAATGTGACGTATTCGCTGTTCCCAGCGATTGTCGCCCTTGGGCTCATTGAGCCTGTGGCCGAGATCACATATACCCACGGTCACCAATACACGCCAACCGACATCAAGGATGCCGTTGCCCTCACCGCAGTTGACCTGATTGCTCGAGATAGTCTCGCAAAGCAGGGGCTGAACGGTCTTTCTAGGCTTCGCGTCGGGGAGATGGAAATGTATTCAGATAAACCAGCCAGCGGCGCAAGTGTCCTGCAGGTGCCATCAGCAGCCTGCACCATTCTTGATCCTTATCGGTTTATCTCGGTGCGCTAATGGCGCTGCCAGGATTCGTTACAAACATCACGCTAAAAAGAGAGGGTCAGACTGGTCACGCCGCAGACGGCACCCCAACGGTGAGCGTCACGACCATTTGGACTAAAAAGGGCCATTACCAGCAACAGCAGGGGACAGAGCTAAACGTTCAGACTGGTCCTGTTGAGTTTCAGGTTTACAGGTTCTGGCTGCCGTTCCTTACTGGTGACGACCGACCCTCAATGACCGACCGCCTTGTTGCTGACGGCTATGAATTTGAAGTTATAGGGATTGAGCAGGAAAGCCTGAAGCATCACCTGATTGTAAAGGCGAAACGAGCTGAGCGTTAATGGCCTACAGGACAATCGGCAGGGGAAGCCGCTCTGGTCTTTCTGGAATCAACGAAGCGATGAGCGCGCTTCGTGCGCTTGCCAAGGCTGTTAGCAATAAGCAGTCTAGGGCGGCGCTTGTGAAGGTTCAGGCCCAAGGGTTTTCAATGATCAGATCTGCTATTTATCACAGGAAGTACGGCACAAGCCTTGCTGAAATTTTCAGGAAAACCAGACCTCGCGGGAAGAGTGGGAATTCAAAGTTTGGGGTTGGTCTTGGCACTCCGGTAAAGACTGGGAGACTTCAAAAATCACTCGTGACCCCTGATGCGCCGCACAGCATCTACCAGCAGGAAGTCGCGAAAGACGGAAGCATACGCGTTCAATATGGCGGAAACCCAATTGACCCATACTCGGGAAAGCCGTATTTCCAATACCCAGAAAGCCTCTATGGATTCTTTGAGGAGGGGGTCCAGTGGTTTACGATGCAAAAAACACTAAAGCTGCTTGGGGAGGACCTCGCCGCGATGTACGGCAAGGCCCTCCAGAAGCATGTTGCGAACAGCGTTAAGCGTTCTCGCTAAGGCAGGGTAAGACCCGAAGGTCGTCCCAGCCAATCTTACTTATTGTAAAAGTCAAAAGCCCAGGCGCAGACTTCACGCCAGCCGTCTCAGTAAACCACTGAGAGCCACCATCAAGAGATGGTGCCTGAATGTGCGTCCTGATTCCCTCGGTAAGGACCGAGAGGTGGTGGTAGTGGCCTGTCACCAGAATGGTTGCGTCTGCAACCCTCTGCATCCCATACGCCTGATCCTTCCACCACGCCTTGATCTTTGCGGCTGATACCGCGCCTCCCCGTCGGGCTTGATGCCCGTGGGCGAGCCCAAGGATTGTCCCGTGAACATCCATCGTTAGCGTGAGTTCGTCCTGCGGGAACATGAATGTCACATTCCCATACACATCTGGGTTGGCAGCAAGGATCTCTGCAACCTGCTCAAACACCGCAACGTCATCGTTGTCGCTGAATGTTGTGTATGCCTTTCCATTGCGTCGGTTCTCTCCGTGGTTCCCCGGAACCGAAGCGACTACAACCCTCGGGGCAATCTTCGCCCACGAGGTTAGTGCCTTGACAAGAAGTCGTCGCACGACCTTAACCTGCTCTCGCCGATCAAGATCGTTCTGGAAGGTCTGCATGGCGTAGTGGCCGTCGCAGGACTCAATGAGGTCCCCAAGGCCAAGCACCACAAGCCTGTCAAGCTTCCTGCCCGTCTTCACGAGCTCCTTCCAGCGATTCTCAACCTCATTAATTCCGGCTAGGAATCTAGAGACGATGCCCTCGGAGCCGCCCCCTTCACCCTTGCCCATCTGCAGGTCTGAGATTCCCACGACAAGTGCCGTGTCGCCATCAAATGTTGTGACTTTTCCGGGCTTATGCTTTTTTATTTCATCAATAAGATCATTAAGTTCAACGCCGCGCTCTACGCTTTTGCGAACGACCTTGCCCTTCCATTGGCGATTTGGAACGCCCTCTGGGTTACCCCAAACATTAAAAAGGATTGGCTCAACAACTTCAAAGTGGTCGGGATCAAGACCCCACACCTTAAGTACTGCCGACCAATCCGCCGCCTGATCAAGCGGACCACCACTTGTCGTAACGGTTCCTTCGTTTCCGTTCCATGTGATTCCCGGCTCCCAGCCCTCTGGGTGCTGTCTTTTCGGTCGTTTTGCATCTGATCGTTCTGACTGTATTGCTTTCAGTTCGTCTAGATCACTCATTGCAGGCACACTCCCCTCGTCGGTGGCGGGCAACAGTGTGTCGCCTCACCTTGTGACCCTTGCGATCAAGCCATACGCTGATCGTGTTGGCGTCAATGGTTTGATCTCCAAGCGCCTCAATGAGCGCCTCCCGATCCTTGCCACCAAGGATTCTTGAAACAAGACCCGCGGTGCATTTTGCTCCGCGCGGTTTAAACGACTGCATCTTTTGCAGCTCAGCAAGAGCGGTTGCCCTGCTTGTCATTTAACCTCCCTGACCTAGCCCGGCTACGGGGTAGGCGCTAGTTGCCCCAACGGATAGCAGTATACAACACAGAACAGCTGTGTGTCCACAATGATAGTGTGGAAATGTGGATTAGGGAACGAACCTCAGGGCAATAGCAATAGCCGCCACGATAATGGCAATAGCCGCCGCAGAGTCTGGCGCTATCCAGCGAAGGATGCCCTTGACCTGACCGTCGGCTGCGTCCCTCTTCTCAAGGCTCACCACGATCTTTTGGACATCTTCGTGGATAGTGTTTACCTTACCCTCAATGCTGCTAACTCTTCGTGTCAAGTCGTCCATTTTAGCGTCCATGTGGCCCCTCCAATAGGAAAGCGCGGCGGCCTCCTCCTGGGAGGCGTGCAAGTCGGCTGGAATTTTGGCTGCTGCCATGTTCAGCATTGTTACCGTAACAAAGAAAAATGTCTATATGACGAGCTTCTGCGTAGATCGCGGGTCTATTGGCTCCCTTAACAAATGCGCGTAGAGTATGGACATGGTTGGTGTGTACGAATCGTTCTTTACCGCGTTGGGCGGGGATGCCACGCTCCAGACGTTGCTCTCCGGTTCAAACACGGATAAGAAGGTGTACCCCATTTACCATGTCGGCTCGAGTAATCTGCCGGCGATTCGGATAGCTGTGCTTAGCGGCTCGGCGGATGTTGGCCTTCCGATAGATCGTCCAACAGTAGACGTTCTCATCTCCAGTGGGACCAGTACTACTGAACTTAATACGATTTCGGCAAGGGTGGACACGTTGATTAACCGAAAGCGGCTTTCGGGTCCAAATGGGGTCGTAGTGCACCTCTGTCAAAAGGTTTACGAGGCAGATGGGTATGACGATCAGGCACAGGAATATCGGAGAATCATCCGATATAACCTAATAAAATCTTAACGCAAGGAGCACAATAATGCTTACGCTTGGATCAGGCGTACTAGAGGTGGCTTACTGGGTGAGCGGCCGCGCGAAGGGTACCTCAGCGTACTTTACTTCTGCGTCGGGCGGATACACTGCGGTATTCTCCATCGGACAGATCGCCGGCGATGTCGAGTTTGACATCAATTATCAGGAGCGCGAATTCTACGGTCAGTTCAACTTCCCTATCATGAAGGCACACTTCGGTGGTAAGGTTGAGGCGCGTGCGCGTCAAGTTGAGCTTAACGTAAACTCGCTCAAGAACTTCTTCAATAGCAACGGAACCGCTTCGTTCATCAGCACTGCCGAGCCAAGCTCGTTCGTGTTTGATCCAGACGTTGACGGCGGCTCGGGGCAGGCGACCACGGCAGGAGCCGGTCTCCCACGCCCACTCTACGTGCGCTTTACGCACCAGCGGACCGATGACTCGTCCAAGACGGTCAAGATCCACTTGCCAAAGGCGTACACGATGAGCCTGAACATTCCGTTCACCCGAGAAGACATCATCGTTCAGGATGTTGACTTCATGGCGGTTGTGGACACGTCGCTTCTCGTGACGACTGGTGGCACGGCTGAGCCGACCATCGTCCTCATTGAGGCGTAATTAAAGCCTTAGCGCTTTAATCTGTGGGGTCGGGGGCTTCGGCTCTCGGCCCCACATAGATCCCCCAGTCTTCACAATGGGGAAAGATATGGGTATAATGTACCCGCCCCCACCAAAGCACGACATGTGTCGTCTGGTCGGGCATAGATGTAAATAGCAGCCACGGGCTGCAGTGGGAGAGTTATGGGAAATCTGGTAGAGCTCAAGGGCGGCAAAGCCCTAAACCTCAACGACCTTGCTGAGCTTGAAGAGGAGTTTGGACCGCTGGACAAAGTGGACCTCAGCCGATTCACTGTAATCAGAAAAATTCTTTGGCTTGTTATTCGCAAGGGCGAAGTTGGCATCTCTATTGAGCAGGTTGGAGAACGATTTAACATCCAAACCATGCAAGAAGAGGTTCAAAAAGTCCTAAAGGCAAGCGGTTTGCTTGGAACCGACGAAGTCTCGTCGGGAAAAGAGGAGGCGACTGGGGAAGTATAAACTGGGGTGAACTTTCTGCATCATATTCTGATGCATTCGGCTTCACACCAGAACAATTTCTCCAACTGACGCTTCCCCAGCTCTCGGACTTTGCCTCATACGCAGAGAAGAGGGACGCAGAGATGAAGCGCCAGAGTAAGTCGCCTTCGTCTGGAGCAACCGGTCAAAGAATGGGCTCTACGAAATCAATGGATCAAATGGTGGCCCAGTTTGGGGCACCAGAAGCGAAGGCGGAGTTGCTGAAGAATGGCTGACGATCAGGCCAAATTTGACCTAAAGATTGGCTTGCAGGTTGAGGGCGGTGACAGCGCTGCCCAGCGCATTGCCGCCCTCACCAAGCAGATCGGTGGACTAGAGCGCCAAGCATCGCAGATGCGCGGTCTTGCAAACATCCCAATTCAGATGCAGGACCTTATCAAGTCCTCATATGGAGCTGCCAAGGGTCTTGGTAATGCTAGGGATCAAGCAAAGGCTTTAAGCCCAGCCATCTCAGCAATTGGCGAGGCAGTCAAAAAGACTGGTCTATCTCAAGACATCCTAAAAAGCGTCGGCCTTGACGATAAGTCCTTGCGTGCTGCGGGAAAAAATGCTGACGGGTTCCGTGGTCTTATTGAGAATCTTGCCAAAGCCAGATCAAGAGCAATCTCCGCCAGCTCAGAATATTCTGGAAAAGCAGAGTCGCTTTCCGCCGAGCGTTCGCTTCTCACGACCAACTTCAATCGAGAACAGCGCCTACGTGAGGAGGCCGCAAGAAAAGCAGTTGCCACCGACAAGGCAACTGAAGCGCAGAAAACACAGGTCGCGATGGCCGGTGCACGGGAACGGATCGCGGTCGCAAAGCGGGCAGCAACATCGGTTTCTGACGCAACCAGCAAGGATTTAACACCTCGGCGCATTAGGGCAGGTGGTCGCTTTAACGAAGCTGAGCTTGCTGCCCAGGCAAAACGGCTTGCACCATACGAGGCGGAGTATCGTTCAATCAAGGATGCGCAAGCGAGAAAAGCCGCCGAAGCAGCCGCCTCTAAACAAGTTACACCATCTGCCCCTAGCGCCAACGTCCGTGGCGTGTCATCAGGGCTTGAGGGTCTTGCGTCGGCAGCAAAAAATGCATCCTCTGCGCTTAATGCGCTAGCAAAGTCAGCTAGGCCAGCTGGGGGGCGGGGACCGACTAAGGCGCAAACCCCAGAACTAATTGCAACTCGCATGATGCGGGAGATGAGGGGCGGATTTGCCAAGGAGTATGCGCAACTCCACAGAATGGAGCGCCGTAATGAGGCAAGCGTATTCCCGAAGTCTCAGTATGCTGCCGGATCTGGTGGTTCTGGTGGTCCCGGTAGCCCTAAGGCCCCGCAGCAGTTGTCGTCCGCATATGGTCAGATTGACAAGTCCGCCGCTGCAGCAGCACGGTCAATCTCCCAGGTAAGGAGCGAAGGCGACGCAATTACTGGTCAAATTAAAAACGTTCTTGGCATGGCCTTCGGGTATCAGGCAATTCATGCCGTCGCCTCACAACTGCAGCAAGTATTTGGACATCTTCAGGGTGGTGTAGTTCAGTTTAACTCAATGCTGGAGCAGGCAACGGTTGGGTTTACCACTCTATTTGACAACCAAAGAAAGCAGGCAGAGGCAACAAATGAGCTGGTTGGAGAAAATGCAGTCGGCATTGACTTCATGGCAATGGGTTATGACAACGCAAAGGAGGCAGCCGAGGGCGTCATTGAAACCATTCGCCAATTTGCAAACGTTACGCCATTTAGGTTCGCGGAAATCCAAGAGTCAACACTCCGAATGCGAGCGTTCGGGTTTGACATGCAGGAGATCCTTTACGAAAATTCTGAATCAGTAGATCAGTTCTCTGGCGGTATCGTTGCCGTAGGTAACGCCGTTGCTGCCCTTGGCGGCGGGGCAGACGCCTTCCGAAGAATTACCTACGCTCTCGGTCAGATGAAGCAAGCTGGTCGCGTCTACCAAAACGACATGATGCAGCTGGCAAACGCGGGTATCGGTGGATACAAGTATATCGCCGAAGCACTCATGAAAGAAATTACGACTGACGGCAAGGGTACTCAAGACAAGGTTATCAAGGGCCAAGAAAATCTTTATCGTCAACTGCAATCAAACGCAATTGAGACCGTACGCCGGCTTACAACTAGCGGAAAAATCTCTGGAGAGGTAGCGTCTCGAGCAATCCTTTCTGGCCTTGAGCGCGACTTCGGCGGCGGAATGATGGCACAATCCAAGACATTTGCCGGAGCATTCAGCACGGTTGCCGACATGTCTCAGAGCCTTGTGGCAGATTCTTTTAGGCCGCTCTACAACGCAATTAGGGATATAACCTACGAGTTCAGCCTTTTCCTACAAGACCCAAGCGTTCGCGCATCTGCGCTGGCTTTCAGTGATGTTGTTGAAAAGATTCTTGTGCAATTGAAGCCAATGGGCGCACTTTTGATGAGCATTGGAAAAAGGATCGGCAAAGACTTCGCTAATGCAATGTCAAGCATCGGATCAAGCGTCGGAGGTGTTGGGGGAACCTTTGGCGCATTTGCCATCGGGGTAAGAGAAATAATCAAACTTCTTGAAAATGATTTTGCAAGAACAATCGTAGCAACAGCCGCCCTAATTGGCGTTGCATTCAAGTTTGCTTCAGCGAACCCATTCATGGTTAGCATTGGGCTCCTCATAACGCTCCTCGGTGCGCTGAAAATGGCAGTGAACGAAAACCTATTTGGCATTGGGCAGGCATTTAGACAAATGGCTGCCAGCATTGAGCCAATGATTGGCATCTTTAGAGATGAATTCCTGCCGGTGCTTATGAGTGTTCTCTTGACCATTAGCCAAGGGATTATCGCTGGCCTTTCTGCAGCGTTTAGGGCACTAGCTCCAACAATTTCTGCCGTAGCACAAGTCCTTGGAACAGTTTTAAGCGTCTTAAGCAAGATGGAGCCAGTTCTTAGGGTAATCGGATTCCTTCTTGGCGTAAGCCTTGCAAGCAAGTTGGTAATAGGGGGAATCTCCCTTCTTACAGGCGCCCTCTTTAGGGCAACAGTTCAGATGCGCGCATTTAATGTCGCGGCAATAGCGGCCTCAGCAAGTATGTCTAGACTGCAGAAGCTATCCGGTGCGGCGCTGGCAGTCGGAATGGTTGGAACCATGGCCACTCAGGGCGCCGCTCAGTCTGGTGCAATTAGCCCTGAGGCGGCTGCCTCCCTGCAGGGAATTTTTGATATTACAATGGCTTTTGCAGTGCTCTCAATGGTCCTGCCCACACTTATCGCCGCATTGAAAGCTGCTTTGGTTGCGATTGGTGCATTTATTGCTGCGCTTCCGTTAATTGGTCTTGCATTTCAGGGTGCTGTCGCCGCGGTTGCTGCCGCAGGGGTTGGTCTTGCCGCGGCTACCGCAGGTGTTGCTTTGGCCGTTATTGCAATTATTGCTGCGATCGGTCTCCTTATTGCATTTTTGCTTGGAAAAGCTGGCGAAGCAGAGGACGAGAGAAGGAACAGCGAGCTTAAGCCCGGCGACCCTGGGTACGCGGATAGGGTGAGGAGCCGTTATTACGACACGCGCGGGACTGTTCTTGATGGCTCTGGCTACTACAAGGACTCACAGTACGCGTCATCAACCGTTCAAAACGGACTAATCAGAAACGACCTCAACCAGCGTTCCATGGTCAACTTTAGGCAAGCAGAGCGCGAGTCTCGCTATCCAAGGGTCATTGAGCAGGCCAAGAGCGGCATGAGGGATTTGACTAACTATCAAAAACTTCTTATCAACCAGCAGGATGCCGCAAATACTGCCCTGAAGAAATATAATGGATTGCTGGCAATTGCAAAGCAGCGCGTAGCTGATGCACTTGAAATCCTTCAGAAGGTTGCCGAGGAAGTTCTTGACGACATTATTAACCCTGACTTTGAGAATCCATACGCACTAGACTCAGGCGAAATGGTTAAGTACGAAAAACTGCTTGAGATTGAGCAGGAGATGAGCTTCACAACCTTTGAGAATAGGCAAGGAATTAGCAGGTCATTTGATGAATACAAGGACATCCTTGATTCCATTCTTCCACTAACCGAGGACGAACTAAACGCTGGCGAGGTTAACCTCAAGATGGTTAATGAGCGCCTAAAGATTGAAAAGGAACGAAGGAAAGAGCAGGAGCGAATCAAGGCACTTGCTGAGGCTGAATATGACCTCGGCCTTGCAACGCTTCAGCAATATGATGAATCAATTGACCCGCTGCAGCGCGCAATTCAACTTCGCCAAGCGCAACAGAAGTACGAGAAAGATATCTCCGACCTTCGCTTTGAGGGCCTTGAAAACCTTGTTGATGAGGCAACGAACTCACGAGATTGGGGTCGTCTAACCGAGGCAACCAAGGAGCGCCTTGAGGAGTTCAGCAAGGGTCAGGAGCTGATTCTTGATGAGATGACTAGGATGTTTGAGGACTACAACCGAGACATCGCATGGATTCTTGAGAACCCAGACCTTTCATGGGCAGAAAAAGAAAGCCAAATTGCAGTCAAACTTAAAGAACTCCAGGGCAAGCTTGAGGAACGTTTTGGGATAACTATTGACATGATGGGCGCAAAGGTCACAGAAATGAACTCTGCAATGCGCTCAGTTATGGATGCCGCGAACATGAAGGGCATTGATATGAATGTTACCTTTGCCGAGGATCTAATCAAAAACCTTGAGACCAAGGGGTTTAAGGTCTTGATTAGTTACATCATGAAAAAGTATAAAGAAGTTCTGCGCCTTATGCAGCTGGTTGCTCGCGCAACGGCTACCGTTGAAGCCCTAGCAGACCCGGGAAATCAAGTTAAAGCTCTGAAGAAAAACTATGAAACAACGCTGAACACAATGCTAAGCACTATGGTTTCTAAGGGCGTGGCGAGTGATGAGCTTAAGGGTGTAAGGGCCGGAATTAAAGGCCTCGCAGCCATTAATGAAATTGCGCCACTTCAGACTAAATACAATCAGATTTTAGATGAATTTGCCATAATTGCATCACACTATCCAAAACTATTCCCAAGATATTTTGACAAGGAAACTGGTGATATGGTTATACCAGGATTCCACTCTGGCGGAATTATGGAAAAAAACCGGCTAAGCCTACAATAAATGTCAATAATCCTGTAATTAGGAACGATAATGACATTAGGAAGCTTGCCCAGGAAATCTCAAGGGTTCAGGCAAGCCAATTTAGGACTGAGGGCGGGAGGCTCTACTAATGGCAGAAATCCGCGTTTACATCCAGCCTAGGCTTCCTGCGGCCACTGACCAGGAGGCTTTTTATGATTTCAGCAGACACATTGAGTTTGACTCTATTGAGTGGGAGCAAAACGACCAAGGGAATGCCTCGTCACTTCGGGCAAATCTCTATAGCATCCTTCCGGTAAGCACGACACATTGGCTGCAGTACGCTGGCGCAACACAGGCTGAGAAGATCCAGAACGCACTCACCGATCACTTCTTCCATCTAAAGATCCCATCCCGTACCGAGGTACAGATTCGCGATGTCTCAACCAGTCCTCATACCATCCTCTGGGGCGGGGTTGTCACTCGAGTGTCCGAGAACCGCGATGGCGGGGCAATTGTTGGCTCATTTGAGGCAATTGACTATACTGCGCTGCTCAATGAGACCGTTGCCCTTGAGTACACGCCGCTGGCGAATTCAACCATCAAGCAGACTATTACCAGCCAGACCTATTCATTTACCCCAAGTTTCGCAGAGAGAACTGCTGGCTTATCCGCGGTCACAGTCAGCTCAATCGCCATTGGCGCACCATATAGCAGAAATCTAGAGATTGGCGACACGGTTGTTGTTGACCTAAGCGACAACACATACGACGGGGTTCACAAGGTCACTGGGGTTGCCTCCGAGGGCAGCACTTACAAGGTGCGCTTCCAACAGTACTCAAATGTTGCAGATAGCGCAAGTGCGGCTGTAACGGGGGCAGTGACTGTTCCGGGCTTCATGACCACCAACAATGCCCCGCAACTTGATTCAAGAATTGTTGTCAACCCAGCTAACATTGCCGATCTCAATCCAGACTGGAAGTGGAGCCCAAGAAACCCAGACATTTCTCGGGCAATTTCTAATGTCGCAAGAACCGCGAATACGGCGACAATCACGACCTCGGCCCCGCATGGGTTTGGCGTTGACCGAGTAGTTACGATCTCCCTGACAAATGGGCCGGCTGGATATGCGGACATAAACGGTTCGTTTCACTCCCACCCCTCTCAAGGGAGGCACAATTGCGCGCAACCTTCAATACGTTGTTGATCGTGGTACGGGGGTCTTCTATCTTGACAGCGGAACCCTAGATGGATCAAACAACCTGACAATCAACTTAAACGCTAAGGCGAAGAATCTCGTTGATCTTGTCAAGAATGGTTTGTTTGACGATGTAGACGGGAACACAACGACCCAGGTCGGATGGGATATGGGCTCATGGCTCGCCGACACTACAGGGGCGAGCGGCCCGTATGGAGTTGGCAACACGCTGTACTACACGGGTTCTGACCACCAAGACGCAGAAATGTCGGTCGCGCACAGAATTCTAGTTACTGCTGGAGAGAAATACTTTGTTTCATGGAGACACTTCTCAGACAAGGACGCCAAAGAACGTCCACGGATGAAGTTCTATGACGCCTCTGACGTTATCGTTGGCAATTCTCATGGCATCCAGATAAATCAACATGACCCAGTTGATGACGAGTGGCACAGGGACTGGGGCATCGTTATCGTTCCTGCTGGCGCAGCAAAGATGTCGTTTACCCTGCACCACGAAGAATTCTCTTCGTCGTATACGGCTCGGTTCACAGACATCCAGATCATCAAGATCACTGGTGCGTATGGCTTTAGCGACCACCCGCTTGAGGACACGACCACCTACGGGATGGCACTCAAGGACTTTGAGAACCCAAGCGCACCATCAGAATCTGGCGAGGCCTCCAACAGGATCTATGTCTATGCGCCATACACGACCGAAGACCCTCTTACTGGCGCAAAGATGCTTACCTCATACAGAAACACCTATGACTTTGTGCAGGGCGTCTGGGAGGCTGGGGGGAAGCGAATTGAGAGCTCTATCGTTGCGCTCAATGCAACCGACGTAGAAACCGCCCTGCTAACTGCCCAGGATCATTTTCAAAAGACCGGAAAGGCTCTTAAGTCTTTTGAGTTTCAGCACATCTCAGGGAAGCTTAACGTAGGAGATGTTGTCCCGTTCATCTGGGATGAGCTCGGGATTGCGGAGGCGCTTGTTGTCCGCAAGCAGGTCGGCTACCTGATTGGGCAAGAGGTTTATTACCGAGTGCAACTCGGTGGCGACTTGGCATTCCAGCGATCAACGATGTATCTCGTTGAGCAGCGGCTCCGAGAAATCTCAGGTGATGCCGCGTACTTCTCCCCGCCGCCAAGCCCATACGCTGGGTACCCAACCGAGGGCGGAATAGTTACGCCAGCAGTTCCAACCGGAGACGCGGGGGCAGAGAAGGTTGACATCTCGTGGGAATACCCGCAGAGCATCGTCAACAGCACCTCCTTCGGCGGGTTTATTGTTCTGCGAACTGGTGACGGTGGAACCACGTGGCAAAAGGCAAGCACTGGCGAAGAGATCCTCACTGCGCAAAACCCTCTTGCGCCAGACACAGCAGTTCCGTCGTTCACCGACACAAACGTTGAGGCTTCCGTTGGTTATGTATATAAGGTTGCAGCGGTAGACGTATCTGGGCCATCCCCAATTCTTACGCAATACTCCCCAGATAGCGCGGAGTTCACCCCGACAGCGCCTGGAGAAACAGATTTTTCTGACGCTTATGACGGCCTTGGGATCAATGTCCCAAAGATTGTAAGCAGCGTGACCTACCCAGGAAATGGTGTTGCCAAGGCAATTTCTGGGATTGCCAGCGGCGCGTCAACGACCGCAACCGTCACGACCTCAACGGCACATGGATTTTCAACTGGTTATGTCGTTGGCGTTACCGGTGCGGCGGGCACGAACAATGCGGATGTTAACGGAGGGTTCTATATCATTACGGTTCTATCATCTACCACGTTCACCATTACAAAGACTGGAACCAATGTTCTCAGCCTTACTGGGGGGACGGCGAACGGGTGGGAGGTAAGCGGTGCGTTTGACGACGTGGACGGCAACCCTAGGGTTCTTGGTGACGCATTTTCTCTCGTCCAGTTCCCAGTTGGGCAAATTGTTTACTCCGAGGCAGACGGAAAGCTGTACCGCAACGGAAAGCATCCATCACCAGGAGCGTGGGACAACTATTGGACTCGGGCATCGGTGGACGCAATTGACGTAACATCTGACGGTTTGGTCGTAATCTCTGCTGACAAGATCACGACAGGGACCCTGAACGCAGCAAACGTCGCAGTCACGAACCTAAATGCCAGCAACATCACAACAGGCACACTGACGTCTCGAGAAATTAACAATGGGGCATTTACGGTCTCAACTGCTGGGGCTGTTAATGCTAGCGACCTTACAATTACTGGTGGTTCAATCAGCCTGAATGGCGGGGTGTTCGGAGTTACCAGCCTTGGAGCCGTTACCGCAAGCAACGTGAATATAACCGGCGGCCAGCTCAACATAAACGGAAACTTTATCGTCGCTTCCTCTGGCGATCTTACTGCCTACGGCGCAAGATTTAACCCAGAGGGAAAGCCGGCCATCACCCTGCAGGGAAACTCTGACGAGGGAGACATTGCCGTCCCTGATGGAAACAGGCTTGATATTGGTCATACGAATACATCCACAAATGTTTTTCAGGTTGGAGCAAGGATGTCTTCTGGTAGAAATTGGACATTCTATGGCGATGTAACCATCAACGGAACCGTAAGCGCAACATCTGGGCTTGGCGGTACAGTTGCAGATGGGTCTATTACTACTGCAAAACTTGCGGATAGCGCAGTTACCACAGCCAAAATAGGTGCCAGTCAAGTAACAACTTCAAAGATCGCGGCGCTCGCCGTCACATCTGCCGAAATTGCATCTAGCGCTGTTACCCAGGACAAAATTGCTGCGCTTGCGGTTGGCACGTCTGAGCTTATTGATCTCTCGGTAACCCAAGCAAAGATTGCGGCTGACGCAGTGACTAATAGCAAAATAAATGACGGTGCGGTTCAAAGCAACTCACTTGGAATAAATGCTGTTATATACGGCAAGGTTGCAGACGACGCAATTGGCAGCGCCAGCATAATAGATTTTGCGGTAACCAACGCCAAACTTGCAACAGATTCTGTTACAGCCGCAAAAATTCAGGCTGGGGCAGTAGGGCAAACAGAGCTGTCATCTGATGCGATTTTCAAATCGGTAAGCCCTACTGGAATTGCCGCCATCGCTAACGCTGGGTGTGGCTGGAGCGGCACGGGAACTAGCGTGTCCTTGCGGCGATATAACAGTGGCGCAATGACATCAGAGCGTGCGTTCAAGAGCGATATTTCATCTATTTCTCCAGAAACAGATAAATATGAATTGCTTAACTGGATTACTTTTAGATACGATGCCCAAAAAATGCGAGACTTCGGTCTTGTGACTGCTGGGATTGATTACGAGGTAAGCGACGAACTAAGGTGGGGTCTTATCGCAGACGAGGTTGAGGCACTGTTCCCGGAGGCTGTGTCAACCGACATTTCAGATGGCGTGTCATATCGCGCTCTCCGATATGACACTCTTAGGGCACTTGAGGGCGTAGTAATCAAGGACCTTATCGGTAGAGTTAAGTCCCTTGAGGCACGGATCGCAGAACTGGAAAACAAGTAATACCAAGGAGATACTAATGAGTATATCTTTTATGCACCACACTGCAGCTGGGTCATTTGCGATCTTCCAAGAGAATGACACCTGTGTTTTATATGACGAATCACAAGGTAAGGCTAAAACGACTATTAGCGCCGAGTCTGTTTCCACCGCCCCAGATGGATGGTTCTTTCTTTCTTCTGAGGCAACTGAACTTCCCATTGTCCAATCCCTTGTTGAAGACGGCGCAATGGAGGTACAGCCCGAACCTCTTGATGGCTTCTTGGTTGCAAGGCTAATTCCAGCAAACGCAAGAGCCGCAGAACTAGAGGCTTAAGACTCCCGCTCCTGTAACAGGTAAAATATCCGTATCAATCCACATAGTACGGAGGTTCCAATGGGACTCTATTTCAAGGTTAAGTCACAGCTTGACCACGAGGAGAAGGGCGGCATTCTTGATGACTGCGGCCCGTCCAGCGTGGCTGCGGCTGTTTCTTGGGCGTTCAAGTACACCAAGGACTTCTCTGCCGCTGACGGCATTGCCGCCAAGGAAAAGGCAACCGGGCACAAGGACAAGCAGGGCGTGTCGGACAACGGCTCATCTCTCGGGGATCTGATCAAGACCGCCCGGGTCCTTGGTGCAGAAGCTCGTTTTGCAAAGTCATGGGACGATGTTGTCAATTCTGCAAAGGCTGGCGCTGGTCTCATCGTGTGGGTCCAGCAGCCGATTGGCTACCCGGCAGGGCTGCAGGTCTCAAACTGGCACAGCAAGTGGGCTGCCTATTGGTCAAAGAAGGACAACAGCCACATCAAGGCTGGCTACGGCCACATGACTGCTGCCGCCTATGACCCAGAGCTTGGATGGCAGTGGGCGTGCCCAACCCGTTCCGGAAAGGGCAAGGAGCAGTTTGGCGTCATCGTGACGGAAGCGCAGTTGCAGCAGATTGCTGACTCCAAGCGGGTAAGCAAGCAGCACATGGGCAAGCCGCACCAGCATGTTATAATCATCACAGCAAAGAAGTAAGGAGAAACCATGGCTTCAATCATCAACGGACTTAAGTGGATTGCCAACAACACGGGCATTGACGAAATGCTCCTTGAGGCGGGTCGCGCCTTCTTGGCAACCAGCATTGCAGTAGCGCTTGGCCTCGGCATCCCGCTGCTCGATATCAGTGGCGGCGATTTCCGCATGATCCTTTCAGCCGGTCTGGCTGCCTGCTTGCAGGTTGTCGTCCGCGCTTTGAACCCTGAAGATGCCAAGTTCGGCGTCGGAAAGGCAAAGGCTGTGAAGGCTGAGGAAAAGGAAGCCCGAGAGAGCACCGCGCACATTCAGGGCAGCGCTATTGATACCGACGGCGACGGGATTGCCGACGAGTACGCTGGCAGCCTTGCAAACGAAGTCTACCCAGACGAAGACGATAAGGCGTAATACCTAGCAGGTAATCAAAAGACCCGCCCTTCGGGGCGGGTCTTTTGTTATACTGGACATATGCCAGCCTACGATTTCAAGTGTGATCCATGCGACCTCACGACTGAGGTTGTACGCCCTATGTCTGATGACGCAAAAGTCTTTTGCGAGAAGTGCAAGGCTGAGATGCGCATGAACTTTTCATCGCCAAAGATCGTCTACAAGGGATCAGGCTGGGCATGGCAGGAAAAGATCCCTCAGAACACCGACGTCGTTATCGGCTGATCAGTCCTCGCGCGAGATGCGCAGCGGCATCGTCACAAGCCAGGCGATGCAGAGCCAGAGAAGGACAACCCCAACGAAGTTGCGGGTATCGCCATCTGGGAGAACAATCCAACCAACGAGCAGTCCGAAGACCGTCCACGACTGTGACACAAGCTCATTGATTACTTTTGGCAAGAGGTCCCTAACGGCTTCGCCGATTCCAGACAGGCGCTTCTTGAACTTCTTTGGCCATGCGCTTACCGTCCACCAGACGGCTAGATAGATATCCTTAAGTGCGTCCATAAAACTCCTTATCTATTGCGGCGATGAGAGCGCCCGCCGCTAGTTCGCTTATCAGATGACCCGCCACCGCCACCGCCACCAGACGTTCCACCAGAAGGTGGTGTACTTGCAGCGCGAGCCGCAGCAGCCACAGCGTTCTGGGCAACCTGCGACATGATCACGGCAGCGACAATGGTTGGAGCAGCTTCCTCGCGCTCCTCTTCGGTAACATCATTACCTAAATTGGCAAGCGGGGCAAGGGCTTCGCCTACTGCTTCTCCGACCGCTTCCGCAGCCGCCCCAACAGCCTCTCCAACTGCCTCTGCAGCCGCGCCAACCGCCTCTCCGACCGCCTCAGCCGCCTCTCCAATAGCTTCCACCGGATTCTCTGGAGCAGGCTCAGGGGTTGGTTCAGGGGATGGCTCCTCACTTGGGTCTACAGATGGCTCTGGAATAGGGCTAGGAGCCACGCTGGGGCTCGGTTCTACTGGATCTGGTGTCTGACTAGGGTTCGGGGAAATCGGGGCTTCTGAGGGCTCTGGGGAGGGTTCTACAGGGGGTTCGGTAGGTGCAGGAGTAGGTAGAGGGCTGGGATCAGGAGATACGGGCTCAGGTGTTTCAGGTACTGGAGTCGGCTCAGGTGTTGGAGACGGGGTGGGCTCGGGGGTAGGGGTTGGTTCTGGTGTGGGCTGAGGCGTAGGCTCAGGCGTTGGAGTAGGGCTTGGAGATGGTGATGGTTCATTGGTTGGCTCCGGGCTTGGGGTAGGGCTAGGCTCTACCGAGGGCTCAGGGGTTGGCGCGGGTCCAACGACCCACGTGGTGTTATTGATCTGAAGAAATCCTGCGCCGCAGCACGAGTCAGTGCTCAAGATGCGGAATCCGAAAAAGCCACCTGACGCGATGTACACAGATTGCGTGCCGCTTTGCTGGAGTGGGTTATAGCCAGCCTGATCCCAGATTGCGAGGTCAACCCAGTTTGAGTCAAGCAGCATCTGCGCGCGGTCATAGAACGCGCCGTCAGTGGTCCAGTACGACCAATCAAAAGAGACCGTCTCGCCAACCGAAGAATCAGTGGTAATTCCGGTCACAGTGTTTTGCCATGGATATCCGGGGCCAGCATTGTTGCTGCCCTGAATCAAAATCGTTCCTTCGGTAAGTGTGATTGTTCCGTTTGAGTCAATCTGCTGATCCCACTCGTCTGTGTCTTCAAGGGCGAGCGCGGGTGAGGTGACCGCCCCAAAGAGAAGTGTGGATGCAACAAGCCACAAAATGGCTGCTGCGGTGATCCTTTTAGTGTCCATAAAACCTCGCTGCTAACACGCA